CCATTAAAGAACATCATATAACCATCAGTCAGGCTGTCAAGAGGATAAATCCATTCACCATCTGCTGTTAGGTCGTTCTTGTAATCCTCATTAACCGCCTTGGCATCCGCTACAGTAGTACATGCTGCATACTTATTATAATACGCATTATCAGCTTCAGGATCACGGTACTGCACTGTAATTGTCCAACCTCTATTTGCTGCTATCTGTAATGCAGCAGGTACGATAGTGCTGACAAGTTGTGCTTCCCACGGAAGAGAAACAGTTAAAGATTTATTTGCTGCATCCGTTTCCGCTGTTACATCCGGGAGAGTAGCTAGTTTTAGAGCCTGTTTTGCTGTATCAAAGCCTGCAATAAAGGAGCCTGTACCTGAATTGTAGAATGGCTGTTGTGCAACCTTATCATACATACACGGTACGCCTGACGTGTCGAGCACAGGAACAAAAGTACGAACGGGCGCATTTAGGTTATCCTTTATAGTTAGATACCACATTTGCATCGAAGTTAACAGAGTAACTTCTTCATTGTTCCGGTTATTTGCAAAAGCAAAAAGCGAGTAAGAATATGAAAAATTGCCATTTCCCGTTTTAGATGCGACAACTCCATCGACAAGTAATGTGCCTAAAATTGATTGAACATGATATTTTTTTAATGGCTGATACGTTAATGCTCCAGTCTGTAGCCAGCTATTGTAAACGAATTGCCAACCTTTACGACCAGAAGATCCTAATATATTATTGCCGTAAGAATCATTCATACGACCGCCAATAACACAACAGGACGAACCAGCACATCCTCTCACAACAGCATCAAAACTCAAGGCCCCTGATAGTACCTCAGTATCAATATATTGTGTTCCTGTTGACTCTAAAAAGCTAATAGGTATATTTGTTGTAGCTACTTCAGGATCTCTGTATTGTACAACAATCGTCCAGCCTTTTGTTGTCGCTATAGATAATGCATTTTGCACGCCTGCATCCCATTGTGCTTCCCACGGCAAAGAGACTGTCAGCTCACCACCCGTTTTCGGCAGCTTAGAGAGCTTGCGAGCCTGTGAGAGCGTCATGCCGACAATGAATTGTCCAGTGCCGTTATTGTAGAACGGCTTGCGGGTTACTTTGTCGAACATGCAAGGAACGCCTTGCTTGTCTACAGCAAAAACAAAATCCGCGACATCTCCATCGGCTCGCCAGAATTTCATGGAGTATACACGAGCTTGGATTTTGTTGTACTTGTTTGTTGCGGAAAAAAGCGTCAGTTTCGCATTTGCACTGTACCCAACTGCAATAGTGCCAGAAGACGGACGCCTTGTTGTTCCGTTGTTGAATATGAAATTTTCGTCACTATTGATTTCAATTTCACTCATTGTCCCTACAGGCACGCGAACATCAACGTTAAATCTTTTACCAGCGGCAAGCGCGTCTACTCCGAGATAATTCATATCCCCCTCGATAGCTTGCATACCTCGGTAATAATGCGAGCCGTTATCGTAACAGAAAATACGCCCCGTCTGTAAAAACGTTTGCCATTTTACTTTAGCATTAAGCCTTTCAGGGTGGATTTCGGTCAGAACATACTGTTCACCCGTACTCTCCAAAAACTCCGCAGCCAAGTACCCGGCAGGTAGTTTATTAGCAGTGATAATGCCCAGTCTATCAAATTTATTTGGTATTCCCATAGTTTATAGCTCTTGTGAGAATTCTTCTTCTGCTTCGGGGTCAACATACGGAGTAAGTCCCCAATATTCTGTAGCCGCTTCTACGCTACGGAACATTTCATAGCCCTCTTGCTCAGGGTCAGCACCTACAATATCAACGCACCATTCTACTTGCCAGCGTACACCCTCAGCGTCAACGTAGCTGCCGTTTTCGTCTTGAGTCTTACGTACCCAAACGTCTAACAAGTCAATAGTCATTGCCGTGTCCACGGCATACGTCTGAATTGTCAACGTCCAGCCATTCGTGCGAGCAGTTTCCAGAGCATTCACAACGCCCTCGTCCTCTAGGTAGTTGCTCGGCAGAGATACAGTCAGCGTGCCTCCACCAGCGGGCAACTTGCCAAGATTCTGAGCCTGCTCCAGTGTCATGCCGACAATGAATGAGCCTGAACCGCTGTTGCAGAAAGGCTTACGGGTAACCTTGTCATACATGCAAGGCTCGCCTGTGGGGGCAATGGCAGGTATTAAATCATTCACTACCTTGCTTCCACTGCTCAATTTTATAGAATAAGACTTGAAATAGGCTCTTTCACCAAAAAGTTTGCTGTCAAGCAGAAATAATCTACCAAAACCCACTTCATCGTAATTGCAATCTATATCGGGCAATGATTTTTCGGCATAACCATATTCTGCACTATTAACTGAAATTATGCGATTATTTTTGAAATTTGCTTGCCATAACGTTCTATATCCAGCGGGAGTCTTATAGGCTAAGCTAGTTCCCCACCAATTAAAGCCTCCTGAAGTTTCACCGCACACAAGTCGGAACGCCCTATAAGGGCTACTGCGCTGCCATGAAATCGGGAAATCATTAGTTGCAATAGGTAATGTTTTTTCGTAATCAAAATAAAGACCTAAAGAATTATTCACTGGAATAGAAATACGAATAACAGTATTTCCAGTGAATTCTATAAACTCCGCCGCAAGATACCCAGCGGGCAAAACTTCAGGTATAGTAATTTCAACTCCTCCAATACCCTCACCAACAGAAAACTCAGAACTATATTCTACCACAGCACCCGGACGTTGTTTTCCATCAGCATTAGCCGGATATGCTTTACTCATGTATACGGCTCTATTAGTTCCATTCGTAATAATACCCACTTCGATAAGATTACCGCCAAAACCGGGAATATTGTCTTGGGTCATTGCCAGTGTTGCATTGGGTGTAGGAATCGGTTCCGGTCCTACTTGTACTCCTTTGTCCGGAGCTTGAGATGTTGTATAGCTATATTGCATAAAATTAATTATATTTAACGATTAGTTCATCTGCAGCCAGAATAAATAAATCACTGGGATATTTATTCGGTGTATACTTACGTATCAGCTTCATTGCCGGTTTAATGTTTCCCTTATCAAATGCCTCTTTGGCTTCATCTACTGCCGCCTTAGCAGACACAGGAATAGGGGCCCAGATCTGATTTGTTTTAATTCTGTAACACTGGCCTTGCTTAATACCCTTCAATGTAAGACTTATCGTTTTCTCAGCAGCTTCTTTTTCTATAGGAACTGACTTATCTCGTGCTGTAGGCATAAACTGCCCACTCTTGGGATTACGTATAGGTCCCATCTCAGCTAGCAGCTTCTCTTTTTTATCTGTCTTTTCTTTTTTAGAGGCGCTTTTATGATGTCCTGCTATTTCTATATCTGCAGATAAAGGCACTTCCCCCTTACGTATAGCAGCAATAGCTTCCTCCTCTGAATTAAAAATAATCGGTTTCGTTTTAGGAGCTGTAGCTGCTGTATACAATCCCAAAATCTGTTCCTGCTTTGGCAACGGTACAATCTTGCCGGGAACTCGATCTGAGAATGGCGTCTTTGAGGGCATTAGCTTCTCGTATGCTTCTTTTACAGCATCATCAGAAGAAGGTACGTGCACATTAATTGTATCGCCGTCGAAGTCAGCGTTCATCCCAGTCGTAATATAAGGATTGATCTTGATATCTTTCCCATCGTGTACCTTTGCTTTACCTGCTAATACACTGTGAGCATGCCAGGCCGGCGCACGAGAATACACAACAGGACGCTCGTTTAATACTTGGTTAAGGGCATGTTTCGCATAATCCGTTCTATCCTTTGTTTGACGCAATGCTTCAGCATCGCTTAAACCTAATTGTTTTAATCGACGCTGTATATACGGAGCATACATCGTGAATGCCATTTCCTCCGGCAGCTCAATCTCGTCTATTCCAAGTTCAGGATTTACAGTAATTGTAGAGCGTCCTACATTGTCCTGTGTCTTTGCCAGCATCTTGGACTGGAAGTAAGAATGCTTTGCAGTAGTGCCTACTATTTTCTTAAGGAAGCCTTTTACTTCTTTTGCCTTAGTCTTGGGTTTAACAGGATCGCCATAACCGTATACAGATTTTATAGCATCGTATAATGCCAGTCTACTTTGTCCTACATTCTCATCTCCGAATACCTCACGCTCTTCTTCGTAAGCATCACGTATATCAAACAGGTCTTTATACAGGATATTAGCATCTCCCGGGATAAGAGAATCGCCTTGGGCTGCAAATGGTCTATACTTGGGAGGAACCACCGGCACGGCATGTATCATATAATCTGCCGGTGTTAGTTTGTTTCTTCGCATGCCCTTTGCTATATTAAGCAATGCTACAGCATTAGAGCGTTTTGTCTTTTTCCCTGTAGCGAGATCTTCTTTAGCGCGATTTTCTATATCATCCACAGTCAATTGCTGCAGCGCATACTCAATAGCTTCAGGTCCTGTTTTTGGAATATCTGGCATAACAGCAGTTTAATAGATAAAGACAAGGAAGTCAAATGTATTGATACTCGGAAAAATAAAAACCGGACAATTATCCGGCTTTTACTATAGGTGTGTCAGTTTTATTAATCAATTGCTTAAGAATCTGGACAGCCCTGTTCCTGTATGTGCTCCGACTCCTATTCCTAGTGCAGGAGTGCTGATTAAAGTTGCTATACCTAAAGTTTTAGCTAATCTAGGATTTTTTTTCAGGAAGTTAACAATTTTTCCATGTGTTCCACTAAGTTTGCCCACTTTATCCGGGTCCAGTGAGTTTACTAAAGCTTCACCTCCGATGGTGCCTGCCACAGCTCCGGATGCGCCACCTAAACCTCCTAAGATTGCATCTAAAGATTTACGTTTGCCGGCATTATCTTTATCAGCTTTTGAAATTCCCATAGCTCCCCCTATTGAAGCCAATAAAGCAAGCTCACCGGCAGAAGTGCCTGCGCTTTTTACTAATTGTGTATTAAGATATCCCATAACAAGAGTATTTTACTTCCACATCATAAATTGTCAATACATTAGCCAAAGCCAATATAAACAGCGAGGTATTAGCTAAAAAAAAGAATAATTAGTTGTGAGCAGTTTATAGTCATGCTCAGGACTTGTACGCTTAAAGAATATTGCAGCAGTCCAAATAACGTACGCGATCGTACACGGTTGCTCCAATAAGCATAGCGCTTACTAACTCAACGGCCTGATCCGCCTCCTTATGGGGAAGTGTTTCAAATATCTTGATCAGCCATTGAGCTACTGCGTTTGGTATTAGCTTATCAGCTTTGATTTTGGCAACCATATCGGTACCCTCTTCTACATTGCAACAGGTCATGTGTACCTGCCCTGCAATGACTTCCGGACTTTTATCGTCGTCCATCGCCACGCTAACGGCGCAATAAACATAATGCAATGCCAACACAGTTTCTATCTTCTTTGAGTCTTTCATAATGAGAGCATACGCTTAACTTTTGTCACTGGGTATTACAGCGTCTGACCCAGTCTAGTAAAAACCAAATGTACTAGAAACATTAACAGTAATACCTTTATTACCGTCAAATATACATAACACAAATAGTGCAACAATTTCACTCTTGTCAAATGTATTGACAATCATAGAAAAGGAAATAAAATATTCTCACTATGGGATATCTTAATTATAATTTAGAAAAAGTAGCTTCTGTTGTAGCAGAAGGTATGGAGAAGAAAGCGTTAAATGCTCTTCAATTAGCGCGAATGGTTACAACAGCTGCATCACGTGGTAAACTAAGCCATATTTCAAAACGTTTAGCACAGCGTGCTCAAGCTACTAAAAACGTAGCTCCTGCTCGTGCACGAGCTGCACAGGACGCAGCAACTAAAGCAGATATTGCTGGATCAGAATTTAAGGCATTAAAAGAAGCTGAGCGCACTGCCAGAAGAACAGTAGGTCATACCGATAAAAATGTATTTAATAAATTAAAAAATTCTATCCCAGATACATCTCCTGAAATGGCCATTAATTATCCGGCACGTATGACAAATAAGCTTTTAGCCAGTTATAATCCTGTTCCCATGTCTCTGGGGCAAGTAAAAACTATAGCCTCAGATATTCATAAACATTTGCCGGTAGAAAGCCAACTGATACGACTGGCACCTAAGACAAACATACCTGCACGTCCCGACAGCCTGTCAAGTAGAGCACTACATCGCCATTATTGATAAGGCTTATAAATATAAAAAATAGTCTTGTAGTTATTATGACTAGAGAACCAAATCCATATGCGAAAGACCCGACATTAACCACAAATCAGGCAATGGTAATGGCGGTTCCTTCTGTTATTGCTGAAGATGTATTAAATGGTCCTGATGTTGTAAACGCACAACACCAGAAGAATACAGACATTCACGTTTCCGATGCTGACCGGGAAAAGTGGGATAAGACGTATGACACACATATGTCAGACACTTCCTATACGTGTGAAGAGGACGAAAATACGATTGATGTATCCGCCTCTATGTTTATGCTGCTAATTAGCTACATGGCTGACCCGACAATGAAAAGTTATACCGAGGTGACATTACATTTCAGCAAATCAGCAGAACCAGATATGTATGGAACCCCATGGGGAAGCGATGAGCCAGTCTATCTGTGTCTTGCAATGCTGGGCGGAGGTCTAGGTGGTGTGTCTACCAATGCGATTTTACCCGCACCCGGTGGGGTTGGTACATTCAAGTTTGCAGCTCCCATTGCAGATGGAGCAATAGGGATGTTTTGCACCGATCCCTCAAATCCGGAAGAAACCATGAAAACAATTGGTTTGAGGATCAGTCCATCAAATACATATGCTAACGGGGTGGTAATAGGAGACATAGACCAATATAGCGAAATCGCCGGCAGTATAATATTGTCTGTCAGAAATGAATATATACATGCTAAGGATGCTAGCCTGCATGTGGGCGAAGAAATAACTAAAAAGCTGCAATATATTGCTGTACAAGACTATAAGAGTCAAGATAGCATCAGTGCAGTTGTAGAAGGTAGTGGAAGCGTTGCTTTGGGTACGCACTCACAAGCAAGCAACTCAAATGGCTATGCGACAGCGTTGGGCAGTGATTCATTAGCAGAGGGGTATGCCTCCGTGGCGATTGGGTTAAATTCAAGAGCAAGAGCTAGATCCACTATTGCATTTCCTGGTTGTTATGTTGATGCTGCGTATAGCAAAGCACTTGGCAGTAACATAACTGTGCATAGTGAGGATGTTACGGCTGTGGGATTCTCTCACACAGTTGCTGATCCGGGGGTATTGACGTTAGGTGCCGGCTGGACTGATGATAAATGGAAAAACTATAGGACAATTTTATATTTAATTAGTGCCGGGAGTGATTTGGCAAATCAATATGAAGATGGGGCAGCTGCATTAGGTTATGTGGTGAGGGATGCCTCCGGCAATATTACAAAATGCGGCACCCGCAAGTTGAGTGAATTGCTGACGAATAACACAGCATTTGCACCGGCAACGCTTGACCTTGACAGCGACCCGCCCACACCGTTCTTACCTACCGGAATAACGGAGCCATGGGATGAACCTGAGCAAGTGGAAGTGACGGAAGAACCACAAAAGGAAGCAAATACACCTGTTGAACAGTTAAAGGCTAAACTTGCTGAGTTCGCAAAAACAATTCGTTCTTAACCTGATACTACATAATTAGGCATACCAAAGAACTCTTGGCGAATAGCTGCCTCTTTTTGGCCTATTGTTGCTGCGCCTAATACTTCACGTATACGCTTCTCTAACGCGGGGTCTTTCACCAGAGAGTCCCCGCGATAGATTTTAGCCAGGACATAAGCAAACGCAAATGCATGCAAAGCGTCATCTGCTTTGGTAGCTGCACGCACATACTTAAATAAGTTCTGACCTCCCGGCATCTCTACCGGGACACGGAACATGTTGAGCCAGTCAGATAAGAAAGGCTGCATCTCTCCCCAGTTGCGACAGCGTATTCTTTGTGGGTCAAATCGTTTTACATCTCGGAATACGTTTGTTAATGCTTCGGTACGATTAATAGATAGCTGATTCTGCATATGCGCACCTGCCGGTATGGATACAGGAGCTGCGTTTGGACCCACATAAGACATGATGAAGTGTCTATCAAATGGCACTTGCTTTCTGATCTCCATATTATAAGCAAGACCTACACCGAAGTCTGAGGCGATCGCAAATCCTTTATAGGCTTTATGCTCTGCTACGATAGTACGGGCAATCTCATCATACATCATACCGGCATAACGTCTATAATGTAGTATATCTATACCACCATCGGGTGCAATACCTATAATACAGTGCACGGTGTAAGACGTTTTAGTCTTCATTGCCGGGTTATAGTCTGAACCACCCCAGTCGCAGCCGGATATTACTGTTTTATAATATCCGTTATGGCATTTCTTTTTAAGTTCCTCTGCCGAGTCTGTTAATACACAAAGGCGCATTAGATCGCGTTCGCTGATTTCTCGACTTCCTTCTGATACGGCAATACCGAAACATTCTTGCATTACCTTCTTAGGATCGTCGCGCTGTATTTTTTGATATACTTCCATCCAGCGCTGCGCGTTATAAGCAATATCAGGAATAATGCACTGTGGAATGTGAACTCCTATTCTACCTGAGTTCATATTACCCTGCTTTGCATGCACAAAGCAACCATCTGTCACTTTAAGTAGCTTGCCGGTGATAGGACATGTGGGTCCCTGTATATTATCACATACCTTGAACAATGTTTCCTTATCGAACATGTTTAGCCAGGTTCTACCATCACCGGCACGTACATACCACATACCCATTGAAGAATCTAACCAATTAGCTTCCAACAATGTATCTACCGAAAGAGCAGTGCCTGAGTAAACTACTGTGGGTAGCTCAGACATTGTCTTTGTGTATAGGATTTCGGGAATAATCTCAGGATCCATACCCTGACAATTATGAGTACCTATACCATCCGCAAAGAAAGTGTGATGAGG